CTGACTGTGGATATTTCAGGATTTAATTGCAGTGTCATCAGTCGTGTATCGCCACAGTCGACTATGTACTGTTCCTGTTGCCGGTGTATTAACAACGGCTTGCGTATGGGTTCTTTGTGTAAATTTTGATAAAATTGGTTGACCCACAGTAATCTTGTGATTTCGTCTTGCAGTCCTGCTGGCCAAGACAATAAATCAGTACCATGCAAATCCAATGCTTGGTTTACCACAGAACAAGATCCTGTCAGTGTCTGCACTGGAGTTAGTTGTGCAATAGGAAATGCTGGATGATAAAACATACAGTATGTTGACCCCAGTGCTGTTTTTATTATATCTGTCATAGCAATATTTACTTGTAAATACAGGCCATGATTGAAATACACGGTCCTACTTACACCTACTCGGGTGAGATTCTGTCTAGCCCTGAAATTATTTTGGTTCGAGATCACCACTATAATCCCTATGAACACTGTTATCATGTGAAAAAATTATTGGAAAACAGTTCATGTGATCCTCGACAACATCTGCTGGTATTTGATCATGTAACAGTACAAGAAGGATTGACCGAATATCCGTATGTGTGTTTACCTATGTTTTTGGCCCGAGAAAATAGAGAATTTGTACAGCAGAATATACAACCGGATTGGTGCCGTAAGACAGCCACATTTAATTTTATGATCAACAAACCCAGACCCAATAGACGTCGGTTGCTGGCACTGATTGAACAGCACCGGTTAACCAACTACTGTCATTCTCTTGCATGGAAAACAAATGACATTAATACCATACCTGTTACCAACTATGTGTTTGGACCCGAAGTTGTGATGGACCAAGGAGTTCGTAACGGCTCATTTAAAAATGCACACACATATAATAAATTGTTGCAGAACACAGTGTTTGAGCCTGCTTGTATTTCTTTGATAACTGAACCTGCTTACTATGAACGAGAAACCATTGTAACAGAAAAGACACTGATGGCGCTGTACGCCGGAACCATTCCAATCTGGGTTGGTGGATGGCGTATAGCAGACTATATGGCCAGCATGGGATTTGATGTATTTGATGATATTGTTGATCACAGTTACCAAACAGAGTCGGATCCTGGTCGCAGATGTGATCTTGCAGTGGAACTTAATATTGGATTGCTGACCAATTTTGATCTGGCATGTCGCAGTCTTGATTTAGTACGTCTACAGCACAATTATGATCTGTTGCAACAAAATTTGTTTTTAAAAGATGTGTTAGAAAAAGCCCAACAGCGACCAGAGTTGCAGTCAATAGTTACGCAGGAACTTTTCTAAATCACCATACAGTTGAGCTACTACTGCTTCTCGACTGCCAAACATATAAACACTGACTGGTATACGTTTGTCTATTCTAATGTAGTAAGGACTTTGTAGTTTGCGGTCAAGAGTTAGCACAATGCGTCGGTTGCCCGGTGTTGGTTTAATTTCTAGTTCATAATGTGCCAGATCTAACACACGACTGAATACATAAAATCCATGTTCAGTGAGGCGCAGGCCACCGGTCTTACGAATGTTTGCCCACCAGGTCTTGACAGCAACTTCAACAGGCTCGGCAAACTCCGCTGGTAGGTTGGATACCAGTGCTTGAGTTAATTTTAGTTTATCACGCACCACTGGGCTGAACTGTGTCGCCCTGGGTCAACAATACCACAGTGAACTTGTCTGTCTTGAACTGTGCGTTTAGTTTCTTTGAAAGATTGTGTGCATGTCCGGGATTGGAGAAACTGACTTTCTTGTACTTGGGTCCAGGGTGTTGCACCAACATGTTGCTGGTTTTGAGATTGATAGGAGAGTTGTTGTAGAACACAGCCCACACTCCAGCTGACGATAAAACCTGTTCAGTTTTGTACGTGGTTTTATTTGTCAGTTCTAGAATAACTTTGGGTTTTGGTCTTGACATTCATTAAACTCCTACATTTATTTATGACAAATATAGGGACTTTTTAAAATGCTCCGCCCTTCATTTCCACTGTAATTTCGCTTTCTTGTACGGCATTTACAGCAGATTCTCTTGCGGCCTGTAGTGTGATCAACAGCCTTGTGAGGTCAGCATGGAGATCCTTGGCATCTTTAATGGGCATGGTAAAGTCTCTGGCACCACGTGCTTCGAAGCCTTGTAGGCGTTCAATAAATTTTTGAATGTGTATCATCTTGTCAAGTATCCTTTTAAGTCTGGCGGAGTCCATCCTACAGGCTTGAGCACTTTGCCATCTTCTCGTTTACGCACCCGGCCTGTTTCGCGATCAACCTTGGCAAAGTTAGTTGCCATAACTTCTTTCCATGCACCTTCGCCATCAAACCCTGCTGAATGAATGGCACCAATTGTAACAACCAATATATCGATCAGCGCATCCAGTTGTTCCGTCAAGTCGTTGGCTTCAACAGCTTCTCGAAGTTCTCGATGCTCTTCGTCTATTAGATTCAAATACATCTTATATTGTGAAATAGAGTAGGCATCGACCTTTTGGTCACAGGCCTTCATGAACTTTTCTTGATCTCGGAATGGATTTGTCATAGTGTCACTTGTTCTTTGTTCTTAAATGGGCCTTGGTAAGGATAGCGTTGTAGTGCAATCAGTTTGGGATCCTGAATGATCTTCCAATTTCGTCCACGCTTGATAGAATACCATCCTGCGGCAAACCAACTTTTGCTTTTGGCAGTCTTGGTATAAATTGGCAAGTGATGCACCACGTCCCACACAGGATTATAACAACGACCTGCTACCGGATATCCGTGTACCACGGTATTATCAGGTTTGGATGCTGTTTCTTCTTTGGCAAATACAATGTTTGATTCTTTGGCCGCAAGTTTGATTGTTTTAAATTGCTTGACTTGATTGTTGATACGAACTTGATATCCGCCATTCCATGCTTCGATATTGCCAACTTTTCGATCATCTTCTTGTAAGATCCAAAACTGCTTGTCTGCTACGACTTTAGCTACTAACATTTAAAACTCCTTTATATGTTTCATTCAACCAACGGCCAAACCCTTCAGCGTTCTCACTACACCGTACTAGATCATACTTGCCGCAAAATTGCATAAACCTTACGCCCACCTGCCCGATATCCTTGTGCGAGATCTGTTCAATGATAGCAAGATCCACTGTGTCTTTTACTGCCTGTGGTTGATGTGTAAGATCAATCAACTGACGATTGCGTTCATAGTCATCCAACACACGGTGTTCTTCACCGTTATGGTCTGTCCATCTTTGCAACATCATGTTGTTCCAGTTGTAGCCTTTGGTTGTACGGTCTGCAAATGCTTCTTGTAGACCCACCTTGTTCTTGGTGCCTTTTGTTCGCACACCAGGAAATGCAGAGAACACATTGTCGCTGGTATCGCCACGCATACATTTTTCGAACAACAACCATGCAGGATCAGGAATCTGTTTGGGTTCCTTGGTCTTCTTATCAACTACAGGTCGACCTTTGGCATCATAGATGCCTTCGGTGGTGATAAGTTCGTCTGTGATACCATTGTATTGTTTTACGTTTGCGGCCAGCAACTGCACAAAATCTGTGTCGCTACTGATCACAATGTGTTCGTCTTGGGGATGTAGGGCAATCCAACGGGCAATAATGTCATCGCCCTCTGCAGTGGGACATCGAATCACACTGCAATTGGTTCTTTCTGACAAGTATTTAGTCAAATTATCATACGTTTCCCAGAACATTTTATCTTCTTCTGCTTCTGTTTCTGTAAGCGCGGCACGGGCTACCGCACGGTTTGCTTTGTAGGGTTTGTAATGATCTTTGCGCCAGCTACGACCCTCCAGTGCAAAAACAACATGGTCTGCTTCAAAACGTTTAACAACCTTGTTGGCACTCATCAGCGTTGTGTGCAGTGCTACCCCAACTTTTTCCCATGGATCTGACGCACGAAATGCAGTGTGCCTTGCACGAAAAAACATATTAGCTGTGTCAATTAACACATAACGCATAGAAAACCTTAGACTTTGTTGTGGGTATTGATATATTGTAACATAAAACGATTCCAAAAGCTATGGCCATCCTTGCCAAAATGCCAAGAATTGGGCGCAACTGTTTCTATTCCAGCGGCTTTGATTCGAGCATTGTATGTGCCTTCTGAGCTATATGGGTCAATGTAACTGTTGCCCCATTTTTTTGGTTTTTTAATGCTACTAAAATCATTATTACCATTGAAGAAGATATGATTAACACCCAGTTTGTTTAGTTCGGTATGTAACTGCCAAATTTCATCGTGCGCTTGCTGGGTTTTTTCTTTCCAATCTACTCCAACCACAAACTCTTTGTAGCGTTGTTTATGCTCGTCAGGGACATCATCCTGTCCACTGGCACCAATTTGATAATACACCCCATCAATCAGCCACTCTTCTCGTTCCCACGTGCTCCATTGTATTACCATCAGCACCTCTTCAACATGATGTATTTTTTTTAACCAATCTCTAGTTGTGCGTAAAATTCTAGTATTGCTACTGGCACTTTCAGCATCACAGTGAAAACTGGCACGTAGCGCATCGCTTAATCGTCTACCCCAACTCACTGCTAAATTTTCGGGATGCGGAGCACGGCCCATGTAAAACAACTGTCCGTCGTCCATGGCAAATGCATGCGGATTAACTGCTTCAGCAGCCGCAGTGTGGCTATCACCGTTTACATAAAGAATCATACAATGTTGTGTTTTGTAATATGGTTATGCATGAGATTTGCCCACTGAGTATGAGCCGCACTTTCATAATGTTGCCAACCTGGTGTTATCTCTTTAAACCCGTTACGGGCACACCATTCAGTGTAGATTAATTCTTTAGAGTACGGTGTTAAAAATACATTGTTCCAGTCAAGTTGGTTTACTTCATTTGGTAAAATAAACTCGTCAAACGCATTGAAAAACAAATGCGGAATTTTTTTGTACTCTAATAACTTGTGTATGTTAAAAATTTTATTGTGCCAATAGGCACTTTGTACCATTCTCCAATGGCCGTCGGCTTGAACATTTTTAATATAGTGATCATATCGCTCTTGATACACTGCTGGGACCGGAATGCCCACTCCAATTTTGTTTATTTCCCAAAACTGACCGTTGCCCCATTCGTCCACCAAAAACCATTGTACTCGATTAAACTGTGTCCATCCAATCACTACTAGATCAGGTTTTGGACTGCTGGGATTGTTTAAAAAATCCAGTGTTTGTTCGTAAATTAAATCATTGCTTGCACCCGGGGTTGCATCGTTGATAAATTTTGTTTTGTATTGCCCGTTAAATCTTTCGGCTAACTTAGGTGCCATTCCGTGAGTAGACTCCGGCAACTCTGTGCCTGCTACGTTACTATCACCGTTGAAATATATCAGCATTATGACACTTCGGATCGGCCATCCCCTATGTCGCGACTTTTCACCACACGATTGGGATTGTTTGCCATTTCTTGTTCCCATGTTTCCATCACAACATGACGGCAAACATTCTGGAACCAACGATCAACAATGTCTGAATCTTTGTCGTCGGGTTTGCCTTGATATCCTGCACGAATCAAATTGGCAACAAACTTGTCGTTCCAGTCCAGTTCAAATGCACCTTGATGCATGTTCTC